CGGTATTCGCGTCGTTGACGTTGGTTATTACCCAGTTTCCGTCATAGTTGGTCGATCCGATGATCGTCAGGCTGTTTCCGGCCGTCATGCCGTGCCCGGTGATCGGGATACGGACCACATCGTTTCCCTGGTCTGCCGCGGCGGCATTGTCCAGAGTCGTGACGTTGTCTGCCAAAACCAGCATGGCGTAGTAGTTGGTCGGGTGAGTGGCACCCTGGAAACCGCCGAGCAGGTTCCGGAGCGCACGGTTTGTGAATCCGCTCATTGGTCTTTACCTCGTTGTCGATTTGCTGACGAAAATGGTGCCCTGGGCGATTCGCTCCGGATCTTCCGCTGGTGGCGTCCCGACGATGTCGTAAGACAGCTCAGAGTGCCTCCAGGCCGCTGAGGTAGCCGCCGCGATCGTGATCGTGAACTCGCCATTCGCTCCATCCGTGATTTCGATGCCGCCTTTCAGGTCAGTGTCGATGTCCAGAAGCGCGGTCTCATCGGTCGGGTAGGCGCGAGCCTGCATCTCGATCAACCAGCCGGTGATCGGAATGACGGCACCAGTCGCCTTGTCCTTGTAGACGTAGATGTGCTGGTACTTGGCGCCCTGGTCTGGGAATAGGTTGACCTTGGTTGCCATGCTCAATCCTCAAAGTCGAACGGGTTGCGGCCGGGCACGGCTGCCGCCGTCCTACCGTGATAGGCATGCGGGTTCCCGACGAAACTGACGTTCGTCTCCCTGCGCTTGTGTGCCAGCACATCGGCGCCGAGCGCCGGCCCGAACACCATGTCGAACTGCTTCATGTATTTGTCGGCGAGGGCCGTGTTCTGTGTGTCCTCGTCGGGAAGCATGAAAGCCCTGGCAGCGACGTAGAAGCAGAGATCCTCGTGATACGAGGTCGGGATCTCGGGTACGTCGTCATCGGCCGACAGGGGCAATAGAGGGGTTCGCTGGGCGCGGACGGTGACGATGCCACCGTCCTCTGCCTGACTCGGGGCCGGGATCAGCCTGATCGTCAGGTCGTTCTGCAGGTAGAAGAGCGGGGGCCCGTTCTCGAGTTCACGCCATGCCGGCATGATTCGGTCGAGCATCGCCTTGGTCGCTTTAGGAACTGGATTCTGGTCGTAGACCAGCCGATCGATGGTTACTACCCTGGGGTCGAGCGAGTAGCTGCCCTGGTTCGCGACAAGGGTGATCTCAGTGATCGCCGCCGTCGTCTCGTCTACCAGTAGCTTCTGCCTCGTGCACGCCTCTTCCAGGGCGCGATTGAACCACCGGAGGAGGCTGGAGGGCCTCCACCGGTACGGTTCAACGGTGTCGTCGAGGAAGTCCTCGCGAACCGTATTCAGCAGTTCGCTGACTTTCATAGTCAGCCTGCATACTGATCGACGCCGCCGAGCAACTCTGCGTTGTACCCGTTCGCGTTCTGCCAGATGACGAACTCGACACTGCCGTCCGGCGTGGTAGCTGGCTCGATGGTGCCGCGGACGTCGCCAGTGGTGCCGGTAGCCGGCTTTGTGAAATCGCCAACGACCAGGGTCGAAGTAGCGAGTTCATCGACACCGTCTGCCATCACGAACACAACGTCGCCAGGGCGGGCTACGGCATACGGAAGGCCGAATACATCTGCCATGCCGACCGAGACGTTGCCAGCCGCTGCCGCGCTCGCAACAACGGATTCGACACGCTTGAATGCCTTGGTGGTCGTCGCGGTGCCAATGTTGGCGCCGGTCACTACCTCGGCAACAGGCATGTTGTGGATATCCAGGCCGGTGACGGTGAAGGTGATGCCAGAATCGTTGCCAGCAGACACGATGGTCACGAGGCGTGCGAAGTCCAAGGAGTTCGCGCTCAGAACCAGCGGGCCGGCTGCTGCGACTGCCTGGGCGGCTGCGAGATAGGTCGCAGTGCCGGCGATCGGAGCATCAAGGATCACCTGAACCAGGGTACCAATGGGAGCGCCGGCACGGCCGTTCGAGTTGGCGCAACCACGGTGGTTGGCACCCCAAAAGACCTCGCCAGCGCGAGAAATATTGTGTTTCGTGGTCATTTCCAATCTCCAAAGATCAGCCCTGTGGGCCAGAAAAACCTGTGGAGACGCCCCCCGGGAAGGGGGCGCCTCGTTGTCAGCTCAGGCCGTCGTTAGACTGCGCCCTCGCTACCGTAGATGCCACGCGGGTCGGTCCAACCGAAGCTGTACCGCTCACGGGCCTTGTACCGCATGTTACCGGTATCGAAGTCACCCTGCATGCCGCGCTTCAGCGGGGCACGACGCATGTGCTTCAGACCTTCCGGGCAGTCCGTCAGGATGAACCAAGCATCCGGATCGGTCAGGCGGGTGATGGTGTTCGGATCGCGAGAGAACACGCCCTTCGACACGATGGCACTGATGTCGTTGTCGGCGGTGCCGACACGCATGGTGCTGCGGGTCAAACGGATCGAGTCGTACTCGAGTTCCGGCGGAACGATGAGCTTCTCTGCCATCAGGCTGATCGGCACACCACGGTCGTCGGTAGCCTTGCGAATCTGAATCAACAGGTCCTCGATAGCCTGCTCCGACAGGTCGGCAGGGGTCGCCAGCTTGTTGCTGAAGGTGCCGCCGCTCAGGAGCGGGTGGGCCGTGTTCAGCAGGCTGACGCCGTCGCCGCCCGGTGCCGTTGCGGCAAAGGCGTTATTCAGGATCGCAGCACCCTTGATCTCCTTGGTGTGCTTCATCGCACGCGCAAGGGCCTTGGAATACTTGGCGCCCAGACGGTTGTAGAGGTTGTCCTCGATTGCTTCCTCGGTGATGGCGAATGCCAGGGCGATGGTCTCGTGCACATAGCGCGAGGTCCAACCCTGCATACCGGTATCGAAACCGACGGCAGCGCCTTCAGGCTTGACCTGGGCGGCACCGAAGCCGGCTTCCAGCACATCTTCTTCGAATGCACGATCGGAGCCTTCAACATCGAAGACCATCGTCCACTCGTCCGGACGGCTGCGGTATTCCATACCGAAATGTGCGTTCAGACCTTCCTCGAGGTCCTTCGCAAAGGTATTACGATTCATGACTGACATGATTAGTCACCTCCCACGCCGGATACGACACCGGTCAGGGCGTGTTCAGCGAAGATCACTTCCACTTCCCCGTAGGCTCCGTACTCATTGCCAACCTCACGAAGCAGGCCGTAGATGCGCAGGCTCTTGCCCGTGGTCGCAGTTACGGATGCTTCAACCTGTGCGCCGGACAAGCCGGTCTTGATGTTGCCAGTGCCGGCAACCCAGTCCGCCAGTGCGCCGACGTCAGCCGCCGCAATGGTGTCTGCCTGGGCACGGAAGACGATGTTCGGATCGTCGTACACCAGTGCTTCGCAGACGGTGTTTGCTTCCAGCACGGTGCCGTCGGCCCAGTAGGGCTTGAAGGTCACGCGGCCGTCGGCAGCGATGTAGTTGCAGCCCGCGAACACGCCAATTGCATTGACAGTGCCAGCCGGTGCGATTTCGATGTCCTTGCCGGTCCCGGTCATCATCACAACGTCGCCGGTGTAGATATCACCGGCCTGACCGCTTGCGATGGTGTACCCGGAGTTGGCGACAGCGCCACCACCGAGCTTCCGAGACGGACGCAGACCATAAGGTGCGTTCTGGTTAGACATAAGTCCCGTCCTCTAAATTGGTCGAAAAATTGGGTTCTGTCAGTCGTCGTCGATAACGGGGGCTGGTCGCCTGCCGGTCTCGGACTTCGAGCTGGAATTCACGTTCACAGGTCCAAACCCTTTTCCGGGTTCCTGTGCGTTTCGCAGAATGCCGTTGACAGCCTCAATCTGCTTTGCCGCCATCTCCCTGTTATGGGCTGCATGCGACTTCGCCAATTTCTCAGGCCGTTCCATGAGGATAATCCCGTCCATTCCGATGATGTCGCCGAACTGTCGGCTGTTGATCGTCGGGGCGAAAGTACCCTTTGGCACCGTATCCGCCAATCGAGGTCTGAACCCTTGGTTCATCTTCTTCATGACGTTCTTGGGATCATCCACGCCGTTCATCTTGGTCCTGACCCATCTCTGGGAGAACCCCGGACGTGCGGGGATGTGGGTTGTGTCGAGCAATCCTGACGCTGCCCAGATATCACCATACTGGTCATGGATCTGGTCGCCCTCGCGTGACTCCCTGGACCGCGAGGTCCGGTCGTCTTCAGGGGGTTTCTCCCCGTAGGAAGCGTGCCCCTGGAAGGCATCGTCGAGCATACTCGTAACGCTCTGGTCAGACTTTAGTTCTTTCGAGCTGTTTCTGCCACTATTTCCTGTACTCATTTCAAGCTCCTTCAGAGAGGGTTATTCCGCTGCAACCAAGCCTTGCGGTGTTCTGGGTTGTCCGGGTTCATGCCGCTCCGACGCATAGCGCGGAGGTCGTCACTGTTCAGCTTCCCTGACCGGTTCCGGTTCTGCCGGCTTCCGGTGTCGCGGGGAACGCCGCTGGTGGCACCCAGTCTCTGCTGAGGAGGCTCTTCCTCTTCCTCGTACTCGGTTTCATTGCCGCCTTCGAGGGCAGACAGGCGCCTGTCGAGTTCCTCGTAGGTCTGCGGGTCTTCCGCCGAGTAGCCTTCAGAAAACAACTGCCGCTCGAGCCTTGCTGCGGTCGCCGTCTTCTTCTGGTCCTTCCCGATCCAGTCGGTATTTTCGTCGATCCAGGCTTGCGCCGGGGCCGCGATGTTCGATGCCTTATTCGTCTGAACGGCATCGTCTTCCTTCTCAGGCTCGGGCTGGCGATTGCGCATCCGAGCCCGTTCACGGAGTTCGATCTTGACGTCGGTCAACTCGTCGTTGAGCTTGTTGTATTCGGTAAGCTCGCCGGCCGCCAGCGCAGCGTCGCGCCGCTCGGTGAGTTCCTTCGTCCGGTTGGTGAGGGATTCGTCCTCACGGGTCTCGTACCCTGCCAGCTTGTCGCGGGCTTCCTTCAGCTCACGCTTGTAGCGTTCCGCCTCGGACTCCTTCTGCTGGTACTTGGTCTCCCAGGTCTTGCGCTTGCTGATTTCCTTGTGGATGCGCTTCTGGACTTTCTGCCCGTATTCTCCGACGTCTTCATCGTCGTCAGTGCCGGACTGTGCGAGTTCACCCGACTTCAGTGCCTCGATGGCGTCAGGAGTCAGGTCGTCGTTGTTCTGTTCGTGTTCCATATTGCCCCCTAGCAGTAGATCAGAACGGATTCAGGCTTCGGAATGACGGAAAGGACTTCATCGTCATTGATGAGCTTCAGCGAGACGAACTTCTGCCCCGCACGATCGCGCACTTTGATCTCCTGCCCGGCGTAGGCGCCGTAGGCAACGAAGTCTCCGACTGCACACCACGGCTCCTGCCCGGGGCCGAATTTGCTGTGCTTGTAGCAGAGAGGGCCCATCGCCACGACGCGGCCGATGTAGCGGAGGTGTTCCTTCGCTTCGACAGCCTGGGTCGGCAGCACAATGCCACTCTGGGTTTTCTCTTCGATCTTGATTGGCTCGATCAGGATTCGCCATCCGGCCGGGATGGGGTAGTCGTCCTGATTCACTTCGCCATGCAAGTTTGTGATTTCGGCAATAGCCGCTTCAGTCATCGTCTTGATCCTCATCAAGGTACGTTTTGACTACTGCCCTCAAATCGTCGAGAACAAGGTGGAATGCGGAGATCGCCGCCACCTTGGACTTGTAATCCGCGTAATCGACCGCCCGGCCGCTCGCGAGAGCTTCTGTCAGGGAATCGACGCGCTCCTTCACCTTCTTTTCGAAGGCTCCGAGTAACGCCTCGTGTTGAAAATGGAGTTTCATTCTTCCATCGCATCCATCGTCGCCTGCGCCTTCTTCGCCTCGTCGGCGGCTTTCTGCAGGTCAATGACGTTTCGCCGCTCGATATCGGCCTGGGCGATGGCATCCTTCCTGTCGATATCTGCCAGCGCCACGGCGTCTTTGCGCTGGATGTCCGCTGCGGTAGCGGCGTTCTTCGCTTCGATGTCTGCCATCTGAGCGAAGGCGTTGTCGCCCTGCTGCTGCATCTCTGGCTGCTCGAGTCCGATCGTCTGCGGTGCGGAGAGCTGTGTGACCTGGGCCGCCGCCATTGCCAACTGGTTGGCGAAGGCCGGATTCTCCAGGGCCTGCGGCGGGAGCCCGGTCTGCTGGAGCATCTGCTGCATGTACCAGAAGGCGACGTGCTCGGCCTGATGCGCCTTGTAGATCGGCTCGAGGTCCTTCTTGATGTCGTCGGGGACCATCTGCTCCCACCAGATCGCGTGCGCCTGGATGTGGGCGTAGTGGTCCTGCTCCATGAATGCCTGGACCGGCTTGTTCGTCAGAATCCGCACACCTTCCGTGATCGGGTCCATCGGCTGCAGTTCTTCCGGCGCAGGCAGGAGTTCCTCTGGGTTCGAGACCTGCATCGCCCGCAGCATGCGCAGGTGCACGCCGCGCATGTCGTATAAGTCTGGCGCCTGACTTGCCAGCTCGACGACGCCCTGGGCCTGGGCAATCCGCTGGGTGTTGGTGACGGTGTTCGGATCTGAGACCGGCGCCACATCGACGCGGCCGTCGAAGTCAGCCCGCAGGACAACCTGCTCCGCACCCTCGACGAGGTAGGGGTACTGGTCTGGCATGAACTCGGAGAACAGATCCGCCATGATCTTGAACTCTTCGGCATGCGCCTCGTGCAGCCGCTTGTGGATGGCGGAGAAGACCTTCAGACCCTGCTCGATGAGCGCCAGGGTGGTCCCTACGGGGCCGTTATTGTTGGCGTCACCGACAAGGTTCTCGGTGGTCGAGGTGTAGCGCCGGCCGACCGAATCCATGTAGCCGAGCATCTCGAACAGTCCCTTGGACGGCTCGCGGTACTCGATGGGGTAGAAGCACTTCGCCAGATCCTCGGCGGTCATGTCGGTCTCGCGCCACTCGCCCATTCCGATCGGAGCATCGGAATCGAACTTGGCGTCGCGGGACTTGAATCCGCCCTTCATGTTGGCGAAGCCGGCGGCATCCAGATACGCACGCATGGCGCCGGTCGCCGCCGCGCCCAGGCCGCCGATGACGTGGACGAAGCCGAAGCCGTAGAAGCCGAATCCCGGCAGGAACTTGTAGTGGGTCACCTGCACCCGGCGTGTCTTGAGGGGGTTGCCCTCTTTCCATCCGCGGCGGATCGCCAGTACGGACTGACTCTCCTTGTCCACGGTCACGATGTAGGGAAGCGCAATCCCGGTCTCGTTGCCGCGCCCGTCTTTGTCCTCGAACCCTTCGAGGTCGAGGTAGCAGTTGCACTCGAGCAGGGTGTAGCCGGCATCGTCATCGTAGGCGCCGGGCTCGCGGCCCTCGATCTTATCGACGGCATCGTGGACGATCGTGTTCTCCTGCCCCTCGCCGGTCGGCTCTACCCAGCGGTCGGGCTCCATGTAGAAGCCGATCTGGATCAGCTTCTTGATGTCGTTGCCGGGTACGTTCTGCATCCGGTGGGTGTAGCGGATCGACGTGCGCAGGGAGGTCGCCTGATACGGCACAAGGAAGTCGGCCGCCTCGACGTAGTCGGAGCGCACCATCGACAACTGGGGATCGAAATACTGCTTCTTGAAGCAGGACCCGGACATCGGAAGGCGCATCAGCATGCGGTCTTCTTCGTCGAAACCACCGTTCACCTGGGTGTACTGGTAGTTCATGAACTGCTTCACGCGCTCGGCCTGGGCCTCGATCTCGGGCGTCTTCATGCCCATGACTACGGTCTTCACCGGGCCGCCAGCGGGCCATAGCTCGGCGATCGCACGGGCCTGGAAGTTGGTGCATGCCTCGGCGAGCAGGGGGTGCGTGGCGGTCGATGCGCCCTTGAACGGGGCGACGGCCTCCTTGTCATCGAGGAGACCGAGTAGGACCATGCCGCGGCGCTCGCGTTCGTACCAGTCTTTTCTGGACTGTTCGTCGCGATCTGCCCACTCGACAACGTCCTGTGCGAGGGATGAGAGGACGCCAGGATCGACGAACTCGGCTAGGTTCGCGTAGTGGTCGTCGGGGTTCATGGCAACCCCAGGAGGTGAGAGTAAAGCGGATTCTTCTTCCGTCAATATCTCGTCACCATATTCAGCGGACATCTGTGAGAGGCGTGCGACCTCTTCGTCCGGGGTCTCAAGCATAGTATCCGGCATAGTGGCTCCGTTGAGGGTCGTCGTCTTCGGTATCCCAGTTCGGTGTCTCGGAACCAACGAATTGGTCGTCAACCTTGTCGTCAGGATGCTCGATCCACCACCCGTTCTTCAGGTAGAGGATCGCTTGTGTCACGGTATCGGTGATGTCTGCCGACGGTGGGGCCCCGTTCGGGAATACGCCGCAGGCGTCGATCGTCTTGTCTGCCCAGGACCTCTCGGGTGCCCACACCACGCCGGACGACAGCAGGGACGTCACGGCATGCGCACGGGCGACTTTGTCGCGGTCAGGAGAGTAGGTTCTGAGTCTGATGCGCTTGCGGCCCTTGCCGGCACGGCGCAGATCTTGGATCAGGGAGATGCCGGACGCTTTCTTCTCGATGAGGTGGGCGTCTGGACTGAAGGTGTCGGTGTCGTCCTGGGCCTGCTTTCTCAGATCGGGGTAGGCGACCTGCCCGGCCCACTGATGGAGGAGGATCAACTGGTACGCCTGATCCTGTTCGTTCCAGAAAACACCCCAGGCTGTTCGGGCTGAGAATGATGCCTCTTTCAGATCCTTCTCGGTGTAGGCCGTATCCCAGGACAGGAAGACGTGCTCGCACACGGGGAACGATTTCCCTTCGGGCCAGCGCCGCCACCACGACTTCCGGAGTATCCCGCCCTCGGACGGCGCCGGGGTCTGCTGCATCTGCGCGGTGGCGCCATACACGCCGGAGGTGCGCTGCAGGTCGGAGGTCAGGCGCTGCACGGCATCCAGGGGGAACCGCTCGGGCCAGAGTAATTCGCCCTTCTTCGAGCGCGGATCGTGGAATCCGAGGCGCTTCGCCGGGTTGATCGGCGGCTTTCCCTTCTCGTCGAGTTCGAATTCCATCGGCAGGACGAGGCTCACCCAGCCGCGGAGGTTGTCTTCAGTCCAGTCACCGTCTTTCGCCCGGACGAATCCGACGAGGTCGTTCTCGTGCAGGCGCTGCATGATGATGAGGATGCCGCCGTTCGCCTGATCGTTCAGACGTGACGTGACCTTGCCGGCGTAGGAGTCCAGCACGTTCTGCCGGTCGGCGTCCGACATCGCCTTCTCGGCGTCGTGTGGGTCGTCGATCAGCAGGGTGTCACCACCCTTACCGGTCAGTGAGCCTTGGATCGGCTTCGAGTTGCGGTGTCCGTTCGCCGTGTTCCGGTAGTAGCTCTTCTCGTTCTGTCCCTGCGGTATATGAACGAGGTTCCCAAACAGGAACTTGAACTCCTCGTGCTCCATCAGGTTGCGGGCCTGGACAGCGTCCCTCAACGCCAGGGGTGCGTCGTTCGCTAGACATAGGAACTGGTGCCAGTTGCCGACGAACTTCGCCGCCTCTGGATCGGTCTTCGCCAGCCGCTCGCGGTCCTGAATCCATACCCAGACGGGGAAGCAGACGGAGACGAGGGTGGATTTCATGCCACGCGGCGGGATGTTGATGATCCCCCGGTGGAACTTTCGGTAGGCGAACGCCTGGAGGAAGTTGCAAATCAGTTCGACCGACCAGTTCCACTTCAACTGGCGGCCGGGCTCGAGGATGTGCCATGCCCAATGCACAAAAGCGGAAAATGAATCCTGCAGGAGCATGATCCTCTTCCGCCTGACGATCTCTCTTTCGAGTTCGATCGTCGCTATCAGGTCTTCTCGGCTTTGCATTCCAGCACAATCATCATGAGGGGGCCGGCGCCCATGACACCCTTGACCAGGGTAGGAGCAAGGCAAGGATCGTACTCACCGGTCTGCAGGAGTTCGGCGGCCTTTTGAACCACCTCATCCTCCTCCTGACCGCGGATAATCATGCCGCGCCGGATCTCCATCACTTCCCTCGGCCCTTCCGAATGCCGCCCATGATGTCGTCGAGCTGACTCTTCTGTCGGCTCTTGCGCTGCTGGATGGTCTTCGCAGCGTTGCCGGCCGCGCCGGAACCCAGCAATCTGCCACCCTCTTCTGCCATCTTGGAAGGAGAGGAACCGCCCCTCTTTGAAATCTTGTATGCCATGTCAGTCTCCAGTAGGATGAATCCACCGGAAGTGAGAAGCCGGTGTTTCCTCCGCATTACTCCTAAGAAGCGATCTGCCCCGGGTAACACCGGGGCTTTTTTTCACACTGGATGGCACACAACCCAGATCACGGTCCCCAGGGCAACCAGTCCGGCCGCCATGAGGACCCGCTCGATCACTTCGACTTCCTCGTGACCGGCTTCTGCCCCTTCTTCCGCTGTGAGTTGTAGATCTTCGCCGCCTTGGTCTTGCAGGACGCCGTATCGCCGCCGCCGGCAATGCACTTATCCCTGATCTTCTCGTACTTCTTCGGCATCAGAACCTCACGATTCGCTTGTAGAGAATCCCCTGGTACTCGACCATCGCGACGAGCTGTTGCTTCAGTAGGGCCCGGTCGGCATCAGGAAGGGAACGGAATTCCTTGCTGAGCGTCATCTCGCGGAGTTTGGAGATCCTCTCGTCGAGATCCCGGGTCTCCGCGACGACTCTCTCCTGCCAGGGCTCCATCTACTTCTTCGCCGGGGCCTTCGACCCCTTCTTCTTGCACTTCTTCTTCACGACACCCCTCCATCAGGATTGACGTTCGCCTGAATAGTAGCAAACCGACGGGATTTTGACAGAAACCTGTTAATAACAGGTGCAAAAGAAAACCCCCAGTCGCTAGGAACGAAAGGGGGTTTACTCACTGCTCCACTAGGGAGTAGATTTGTTGCGTCGGGGCCCACCACAGTCACGACGCGATGCTTCCTGGGGGAAACAGGTGTAAGTCTTACACCAACTTCCCAAAAACGCAAGTAACCACTCGCGTACTCCCCCCAGCTCCAAGCAACTCGCGTCAGCTCGCGGTCCCTCGACCCCGCAGGCCGGACATTGGGTCATACCCTTCCGAGCGGGCAATCCCCAGGGGGTGAACCGGTAATGGGGTCAAGAATACCGGGCGTTTGTCTGACGGACTCACCGTTTGCAAGCGACCTCCCTACTTTCCATAGAATCTTGCTATGGGGGGTAGGGGGGCGAATGCCTTCTGGATCTACCGAATGCAAGCACACCAAGAAAGTGTAGGAGTCACACTATGTCCACCGAAACAGACCTGCTGGAAGAAATCACCGGCCTCCAGGCATACATCCACAAGCTCGAGAACCTTCTCACCGAATTCATCTCTGAGCTGGAGATCCACATCGATCAGGAACACAAGGACAGGGACGTCTACCCCTTCATCATGCGCCGATACAAACGGGACATGGGCATCATCGTCGCCGCCAAGAATCTCCTGGGCTACGAGCAGACCGACGAACCCAAGGTTCCGAAGGACGAACTCCTCCTGAATCGCATCGGCAACCAGCGCAACCACATCCTCAAGGAACTCTCCTCCGCCCAGATCCAGGCGATGGAGGACATCCAGACCGTCCATTCCAGGGCCGGAACCCTCCTCAAGGACATCCACAGGAACATCGTCCGCGGACCAGAACGCATCGACGAGTGCACCGCCGCCCTCCAGAACCTAGACGCAATGGCAGAGCATGCCTACAAGGCGATCGTCGGGAAGCTCACCTTCAGGATCATGAAAAATATCGTCGCCGATACGATGAAAATTACCGGGCGAATTGATGGTACCTAAGTGCCAATAATTTGACGGGGGTGGTCATTTTTTTTCGGGGGGTGGGGGAGTTTTCTCGGAAGGTCGTTTATTACTGCTACCCGGCGCGATGAGGCTCCAAACGCCGGGGTCGGGGTCAGACGCCCGGGTGCCTGCCTTGGCGGGGGTGGGTGCCTGGGCCTGCACGCATCCATGCGCCACGCGACTCCTCTCCATGCCCATCGCATCACCATCGCGCTCACCACTGGGCTGCGTGCTCGCAGATCTCGCGCCTCATCACATCATCACGCGGCTACCTCACCCACCTCTCGCGTGCCAGGGTCATGTCTTCACGGGGCTGCTGCCTGGGCCCGTCCTGGGCCTTCTACCTGCCTTTTCCCTGGTTTGGGCTGCTCACCCCGGAGAAACGGCCCGCTGTAACGCTCCCTGCGGCGAGATCTCGGTCATGCCCTTATGCTGGTATTGCCGAATTCTGCGCCTCTCCTGCGGCCTCTCAGGGCGTCGGGCTAGTTAAGGGCTGTCCCATCAGGTGCTAGGCCGCGCTGCTCGTAGCTCTCGGCTATCTCCTGGGCTTCGCCTCGTACCCGGTCGAGTTCGGCCTGCAGTTCCTCCAGTGTCATGTCGGCGTGCTTGTGCGTGTGCTCTACCCGGTCGGCGAACATGCGGTGCTCCTGCCCGAGCATCTTAAGGCTGGCTGTCTTGTCGATCAGCTTGACGTCTACGATGCGGGCTTTGCCCTCGTTGGTGGCGCGTACCCGGAAGGATGCGACGCTGCGGGCTACGCCATCGGGCCACTCTGGGGGATCGAGTAGGCGACCATCCTTGTCGAACATCTGCCTGGGATCGCTGAAGGCAATCGCCCCAACTTCCTCCAGAATCCGCTCTTCGGTGATGACGTCGGCGGCCCGAATATTCTGGCGATGCAGGGCGACGAGTCGCATGATCTCGGCGTCCCTCAACAGCCGATGACCCGCCTGTCCTGCTGTCTTTGGGGCATATCCGGCCTTTCTAGCGGCCTCGCTTGCATTATCTAAGGTGGCGAAATACTTCGCGAATAGGCGTTGTTGTTCAGTAAGGGCCTTTCTCTTAGGCATTTCGTTCTTCCTCTGTTCGTGCATAAACAAAAACCGGGCGCTAGGCCCGGTCCTTCGTGCTCTTCCTGAGCTTCTTACCTCTTCCGCTGTTTGTCCAGTTCTCTCTTTCTCTCTTGGGCCTGTCGTCTCCTAGCCCAGGCGTACAGGATGGCGCGTATTCTCCTCATCATCTCCGCATCTCCCCATGCAGTAATCCCGGGGGAATGCCCCGGGGGATAGTCTTAGGAATCTAACTCCCACCAGCCGAATGATGCCCCGTCGTCCGGGTGTGCTCCGAACATGAATCCCTCGGGGGCGTTCTCCTCCAGGGCGTCGAAGAGTATCCGCAGCACGTCGGCCGCCTCTTCACCCTCCCACCACTCGCTGGTCGGGCCTTCGTCGTCCACCCAGGCGGGCACCAGGGGGAAAGGCAGGGCGAT